TTTACTGCGACAGTTACAGTTGCAGGAACATTGGTAATAGTATAATGAGTAAAATAGAAGTAGATCAAATAACACAACAATCAGGCACAACTATAACAGTTGGTGGAGGTGCTTGTAAAACTGCAGTAGTAGATGCAACTACTGTAACTCTAGGTAGATCAGGTGCTACAGTTTCTTTAGCTCCTGGTGCATCTCAATCAGGTTTTGGTCGTACTGGAACTGTTGATTGGTGTACAACAGCTAAAACATCTCCATTCACTGCTGTGTCAGGTGATGGATTTTTTATAAACACTACATCTGGTGCAATCACAGTTACATTACCATCTTCGCCTTCAGCAGGTGACATTGTATCTTTTGCTGATTATGCTAGTACTTGGCAAACTAACAATGTTACTATTTGTAGAAACGGATCAAAAATTAATGGTGCTTGTGCTAATGCACTTTTATCTACAGAAGGTCAATCAATAACATTAATTTATGTAGATGGCACAAGAGGTTGGAAAAATACCATGGACTCTACCTCTAATGTAACAGGTGCACCATCTTATGTAGTTGCCACTGGTGGAACAATAACAACTTGTGGAGATTATAAATTACATACATTTTTATCTAGTGGGTGTTTTCAAGTAACAAATGGAGGTTTTCCAAGTGGTTCAAACACAGTTGATTATTTTGTAGTTGGAGGTGGAGGTGGAGGCGGAGACGGTTATGCAGGAGGAGGCGGTGCAGGAGGTTTTAGACTTGCTAGTTCTTTAGGTATTCCAGCACCGACTATGTCTCCTTTAGCAACTCCCACAGCTTTACCAGTATCAATTCAAACCTATCCAATAACTGTTGGTGGAGGCGGTGCAGGAACATCAGGCCCTGGCGGAGGAGTAGGAGCAAATGGATCTCCTTCAGTATTTTCAACAATTACATCAACTGGTGGTGGACGTGGAGGTGCAGCAACACCAACAGCACCTGAACGTCTAGGAAATCCAGGTGGGTCTGGAGGAGGAAATGGATCTAGTCCTGCTGAGGATGGATCATCTATACCAACAGGCAACACTCCACCCGTTAGTCCACCACAAGGAAATAATGGAAACAGAAGTTATAATTATCTGCAACCACCTCAATATGGAGGTGCTGGAGGTGGAGGTGCTGGAGCTCAAGGTTCAGCAGGTTGTGGTTCAAATTTAGGTCAAGGTGGTATAGGTTCTTTTGTATCTCCAGTTATGGCAGGTAGTAACGGAACAACAGGTCCAGTGCCAAGTGTAAGATATTTTGCAGGTGGAGGTGGAGGTGCTAACTGTGCAAATCACCCACAAACATTAAATGATCCTGCTGGAGCAGGAGGAGCAGGAGGTGGGGGAGCTGCAGGTCAACCTAATTATCCAGCGCAAAGTGGACCAGCTAAAAATAGAACTGCAGTAGCGGGAGGTACAAATACTGGTGGTGGCGGTGGAGGCTCTAGTGGACCAGGTGGTTCTAAACCATGTGGTTCAGCAGCAGGAGGTTCAGGTATAGTAATAATAAGATATAAATTTCAAAATTAATTAGGTAACATATGACAAGTACAATTAAAGTAAATACAATTCAAGATTCATGTGGAAGTTCACTTGTAGCAAAGTGTAGTTCTACAATAACATTAGGTGCAAGTGGTAAAACTGTTGCATTAGCATCAGGAGCATCACAAACAGGTTTTGGTAGAACAGGAACTGTAGATTGGTGTACAACTGCAAAAACAAGTCCTTTTACTGCAACATCAGGTGATGGTTTTTTTGTTAACACAACATCTGGAACTATAACGGTAACTCTTCCAGCATCACCATCTGCTGGTGATATTGTAGCATTTGCTGATTACGCTGGAACATGGCAAAATAATAAAGTTACTTTAGCAAGAAATAGTTCTAAAATAAATGGATCCACTGATTGTGCAAATTTAAACACAGAAGGTCAATCAGTTACATTAGTTTATGTTGATGGAACAAGAGGTTGGAAAACTGTAACTGATTCATCAGCAAACGTAACTGGATCTCCAGGATTTATTGTTGCAACTGGTGGAGATGCTATTGTTACTTGTGGAAATTTTAAAACTCATATTTTTACAAGCAGTGGAACTTTTTCAGTAACTGCTGCAGCATGTGTTTCTGCAAACAATACAGCAGATTACATGGTAGTAGCTGGTGGAGGAGGAGGTGGAAAATCTTCTGGAGGTGGTGGCGGAGCAGGTGGCTTTAGAATGTCAAATGATTTATGTATGCCAGCTCCACAAACTTCACCTTTAGCAAATTCTTCAGGACAAACATTATCTGTTCAAGATTATCCAATTTCAGTTGGTGCAGCAGGTGCAGGAACTTGTTCTCCAGGATCAGGTACTCAAGGTGGAAATTCAATTTTTAGTTCAATTACTTCAGCAGGTGGCGGTGGGGGTGAACCTTATGGTGTAACCACTGCAGCTGGGACAGGTGGATCAGGAGGTGGTGGTGGAACGCCAGCTCCAGGACAACCTAACTCAGCACCTTCAGGATCACCATCTTTATTTACTCCAGGATCAGCAGGAAATACTCCTCCTGTATCTCCACCTCAAGGAAATAACGGAGGTAAAGGTTTTCATAGAGGGGCAATATCTTCTGGTGGAGGAGGCGGTGGTGGAGCTGGAGCTGCTGGCGGTGACGCTGATGATGGCCCAGTTTCAGGAACTGCAGGTGGAACAGCTTATATTTTAACAGATGCTGGTGGAGGTCTTGGTGGTGCTGGCAGTTATATTTCAACTTCAATGTTAGGACCAACAGCTCCTAGTTATGGTGACTCAGGTCCAGTTAGTGATACAAGATACTTCGCTGGTGGAGGAGGCGGAGGCGGAGGTGCTGGTGCTTATAATGCATTACCATTCCCTGAAATGAATGGTGGTGGAGTAGGTGGAGGTGGAAATGGTGGAACACCAAGTAATTTACCAAGCCCAAGTGGTCAAGCAGACAGAGGATCAACAGCAGGAACAACTAACACTGGTGGTGGAGGTGGTGGAAGAAAAGCAGCTGGTGCACCTGATTGTAGAGGAGCTAATGGTGGATCAGGAATAGTAATGATTAGATACCAATATCAAGGATAACACATGAGCACAATTAAAGTAAATACAATTACAACAAGATCAGGAAGCACCGTAACATTAGGTGAATCAGGAAAAACAATAGCGTTAGCATGTGGTGCTAGTCAAACTGGTTTCGGAAGAACAGGAACTGTAGACTGGTGTACAACTGCTAAAACTTCACCTTTTACTTCTGTAAGTGGTAAAGGATATTTTGTTAATACGACTAGCGGTGGAGTTACAGTAACACTTCCTTCATCTCCTTCAGCTGGTGATATAGTTTCAATTTCAGATTATGCAAAAACTGCTGCTTGTAATGCCATTACAGTAGGCAGAGGTGGTTCAAAAATAGATGGATTATGCACAGATTTAACTTTAGAAACAGCTGGTATTGCTACAACTTTAATTTATGTGGATGGCACAAAAGGTTGGAAGCCAGTTAATTCAAACGAAGTAAAGAATGCGATTAAATATGTTACTGCAACAGGAGGAACAATAACTACTTCAGGTGATTATAAAATTCATACGTTTACTAGTAGTGCAAATTTTATTGTGTCTTGTGCAGGTAGTGTTGCAGGGTCTAATAAAGTTTCTTATACAGTAGTCGCTGGTGGAGGTGGTAGCAATGGAGACGGTGCTGGAGGCGGAGGAGCAGGTGGTTTTAGAGAGGGTAAATGTTCTTCTGATCCATACACTGCTAGTCCATTAGCTGCTACACCATGTTCAGGTTTATCAGTTCCAGAAGCAACTTATCCAATTACAATAGGAGCTGGTGGCACAGCTGGCCCTAAAGTTTCTCCTTATGTAGGTACTAGTGGTGCAAATTCAGTATTTTCAAGTATAACATCAACAGGTGGTGGAAGAGGTGGTCATCAAAATGCTGCTGATGGTGGTTCAGGTGGTGGTGGAGGAAGAGGAAACCCCTATGCAGGAGGTTCAGGAAACACTCCACCAGTTAGTCCAGCACAAGGAACAAATGGAGCTTCAGGAGGTCCACCAAACGGAGGAGACGGTGCTGGTGGTGGTGGCGGTGCTACCGTTGCAGGTTCAACAAATCCTGGAAACACAGGTGGTGCAGGAGGAGCTGGTGCAACAACAAGTATTACAGGTTCACCAACAGCTTATGCTGGTGGTGGTGGCGGTGGTACAACACCTTCACCAAGTGGAGCTGGAGGAGCTGGAGGCACTGGAGGTGGTGGTAATGGTGCAAGTCACCCTTCAGGTGCAGCAGTAGCTGGAACAACTAACACAGGTGGTGGTGGTGGAGGTTCATCAGGAGGACCACTATGTCAAGTAGGAGCTAATGGTGGATCAGGAGTAGTTATAATAAGATATAAATATCAAAATTAATTTAACATAGAGGAGAAAAAACAATGGCACATTATGCAAAACTAGGAATCAACAGTAAAGTTATAGGCGTAGAAGTTGTAGCTGATGCTGATTGTCAGAATGCTGATGGTATTGAAGATGAGGAAGTAGGAAGACAGTTCTTGGAAAGAATTCATAACTGGCCTCTTTGGAAAAAAACATCTTATAATACAGCAGCTGGACAACACAAAAATGGCGGAACACCTTTAAGAGGTAATTACGCAGGTATAGGTATGATTTATGATGAAGATAACGATCTTTTCATAAATTCAAAACCTTATGCAAGTTGGGTTCTTAATACGGCAGAAGCTAGATGGCAATCACCAATAGGTGATGAACCAGAATTATCTGAAGCTGAAAGGCTTACTCACAGATATATTTGGAATGAATCTGGCCAAAGTTGGGACAAAACAGAGCTTTAATATATAAATATACCCCTTTAATATTGACTTTTTTTAATAGGAGTGTATAATATATATATGCAAAAAATAACACTATCAGAAATATCTCTGATACATGGGCCTGTCATTATGCCTAAAGGTTTTGAAATTAATAGATCTAAAATTAAAAATGACATTGTAGAATCATTAATTAAAGATGATAGAATTTCTAAAAATTCAAAAGACTACAAATATGAAGATTATAAAGTACCTTACTCACAATCTTTACAATGGTTAAAGGATTATATCAGAGATCATATTAGATCTGAATATAATTTTAGTTTAATTGAAAAACAAACACATGGTAATATTTATAATCCTAAAGAACAATCTTTTATAAGACATCAAGTTGATCCTGTAGATTTACGAAACTCTCCAGACTATACATTAGTTTATGGTACATTTGTAGGTAAAGACTCTTGTGAACTTGTAATAGAATATGATGATAATAGAAGAAAAAATAGAACTTGGCATATACCAATAAATAATAATTATTTTTATATGTTTCCTTCTACACAAAGATATTTTATTACTAAAAATACCTCTGATCAAATGAATATATTATTAACTATAAACTATGAATTTATCTAATTATTATTATTATTTTCAATCAGCTATACCACCTAGAATATGTGATTTGATTGTACAATATGGCAAAGCAGAAAAACAAAGAGAGCAACAAGCAATTACAGGTGGTTTTGGTAGAGATAGAAATTTAGAAAAAGATCCATTAACAAATGATGAAATAAATGATATTAAGAAAAAAAGAGATTCTAATATTGTTTGGATGAATGATAGATGGATTTATAAAGAAATA